GGCCGTCGTCCGTCGGAAGAGTTATCTCGATCGGAAATGCATCGTATATTTTCCCTCTTGATTCAATTTCAACAACATCGTTAACGAACCGGAGTTCATCGAACGATTCATGAGTCATTGTGACAAGCATCAAGAATGGGTCAGAGGACTGTTGGCCAAAAAGCTGGGTCCTTAACTCTTGACTAAGGGACTGCATACAGCATTCTCCAACTCCCAGAAACTCGCCAATTTAATCCGCCAACTGGAGCATATGAAGGCTCCCCTATAAATTCAAAAACTGTTGGGACCTGAGTGATAGGGTGGTTAAACTCAAATGGTATAGAGCCTCCGGCCAAAGTGTTCTTGAAAAACAAGTCCATTGTTGAATAGTCAGTATTTTTGATTACGAATGAAATACTCATCGTATCATTTTCGGTAGTAGAAGTTTTCCGTTTCTTCGGCGGCCCAACTTCCATCTCAGTTTCAATAACAGTCGAAGCCGTATCTAAACCAAATCCAGAGAGGTCAACTTTGTCAGGCAGCGTTGCAGGCCATTGAACATAACTCATTAGTTCCCTTTCCTAGCTAGACCAAATCGCTGCTGCAAAGTGCTGTCAAGCTTCCCTGACGCAACCGTTTCTCTAACTTTTTTAGTTATAAAGACATCAATGTTTCGCTCACCATTTGCGCCTCTCGACTCTCTCACTTCTGCTTCAGATCCTGAGCTGTTAATTACATTTATATTAACATTTGACGGGATTGCCTTAACCCCAAGATCACCATTTGATGTTCTGCTTAGAGGAACAATCGCCTCTGATCCGGCTTCTCCCATTAATCCAGTTTTCCCGCCATTGTAAGAGAATAGAGTTGGAGAATCAATAACTCCTCCGCTAGCAAAAGCTCTCACGCCGTTAGAAAACGCTCCGCCTTTTGCGAACTGATCCCCTCTTGACGCTTGCTCAGCTCCAATTTCGGCTGACGTCTGGCCTCCGGCTCCACCGATAGACCCAAGGATGGCACTGGCCAATGGCTTTATAATCAGAGATCTAATGATAATTCTATTTAGATCATCTAGGACCGCGGCCGTAAACTTAGAGAACTCAAACTTTCCATTTTTTACAAACTCAACAAGTGAGTCCTCGAGATGACTAAATGTTGAGGTTATTCCGTCGGCAATACCCTGAGACATTGACTCGATGCCGTTAGCTACATTTGCAAATCCGGTAAATATAGCTGCCCCTGGGCGCAGCTTATCACTCATTTTTGTCAACTCTGCATTTAACTGAACAAGATCGCTCTTACCTTTCTCAAACTTGCTAAGAGCGGCTTCAAGCTTTATATTCTCTATCTCTTTTAGATACGTTACAGTAGTGAGAAGCTGCCAATTCCAGTCTCTATTTAGCTTTGCCATTCCCGTTAGGGCTTTTTCAGAAAGCTTTAAGTTTTTACTTGCATCCTTAAGGGCTTTTATGAATTTATCAATAGCGAAGGTTTCGAATGAATCTTTTTTCTTTTTTTCAAACGCCTCCAACTCTGCATTAATTTCTCGGAACTGCTTAAGGTAAAACTCTCTATTATACACGAGTGGCTGAATTTCTTTTCCAGCAATACGAGCCGCCTTGTTATACGCCTCGATGAACTGGTTTATGATAAACCTAAAGCTGTCAATCCACTCATTATAGAAGAACATTAGCTCGGCCCACCATTTTTTTATTCTTAAGACAGTGTGCTGGGTATTGAATACCATTTCAGATAAGGCAAATGTAAACGCGAAGGCAACGGCCCCTATCGGATTTGCAGATAGAGTGACATAAAGTGACTTAAGACTGACTATAAGAGCAGGTATAGCAAGAACAGAAAGGCCTACAAGAACACTAAGAAGCGTCTTTGCATTTACTGCGACAGTTACCATTAGCCCGGCAAGGCCTTTTGATATCCCAAGCGCTTCATTCAGCTCAAAAACTTTAAGCTTAAATTTATCAAGAGATATTGTGAATGCTTGTTCAAATGTAAGCGAAAGCTTCCCGGCCTGAAGATTAAGCTCTTCAAAATTTTCGGCCATAATCTTTAAAACTTTGTCTGAGGTGATTCTTCCGGTCTCGCCAAGCTTTATAAGCTCACCTCTAGTAACTTTAAATTCTTTTGCAAGCAATCCACCAAACACTGCGTTAGCCTCTAGCACAGATCTCAATTCCTGACCTCTAAGCGCACCTGCCGCTAGTCCCTGGGAGAGCTGAATTGTAGATGCGGTTGCTTCCGCCAGTGTGGATCCAGAGAGTCTGAATGTTTGTTGTAGAGCAATCGTACTCCCCAAGATAGCGTCAGTCGAAAGACCTAAGTCTTTTGTAGACAGAGCAATACGATTGTATGATTCCGCAAGTCCAGCGACAGATGATCTAGTAAATGCTGCAGCTCCCTGGAGGTCCTTCAGTGCTGCGTTAGCTGACTCAGTTGAGCCAGTAAAAACAGACATACGGTCTCGAAGAAGTTGAAACGTGTCTGAATACTGAGTAAGTGTTCTGACTCCTTGAATGCCAAGATATCCTGCAAACGCACCCTTAAGCACACCAAGAGTTCCGGCAGTACGCTTTGCGCTCTTATCAATACGAGTAAGACTCTTAACCGTCTTCTCAGCAAGGCCTCTGCCTTTCTCATCCCACTTTATAAGAATTCGCCTAACTGTGCTTTGTTTTGGCATCTTTTTTACCCTTCTTATCGTTCAGCTTCATAAACTTGTTATCTAAGACTCTGATGAAGTATTTGAAGTCCTCAAAGTCTTCTATATTATAAAGCTTACAGTAATCCGCAATTGCTGTAAACGGTATTGGAGATAAAGAAAGCGAGCTGCGACATGTCGATAACTCTTTAAAGGCCTCTATGTAAAAAGAGAACGGTCCAACGTCTGGCTCAATATCATCTTCTTCTCTGAGCTGACCTTGAGCCAACAGGTTAAGGTAAAATCCAGATTCAATATGCTTTGACCATTTGTCGGACCATACAAGCCATCGACTTATTAGTTTCCCACGATCTCTTTAAAGTTTTCAAAGTCCTGAGCGTTCTTCACGATAACTTCAAACAACTCTGGAAGCTCAACAAATAGCTTTACTGCATTATCAACAGAAAATTCTGTTTCTTTACCGTCAAGCTCCACCCCTTTCCAATCAATCATTGAAGACTCAACAAAACATCTAGTAAAGATCTCTTGCTCTTTGTCAGGATCCATTGTCCCTTTTTCAATTTGGAATGCAAATGGCTTGTGATACTTTGCCAGCGCCTTCTTGATTTCTGGTGAGTTTTTCCCACCAAATCTCTTTGCTAGAAATCCTGTCTTTTCATTTAGGTCAATCCAGATGCCGCCCTTCTCTAGGGACTCGTCTGCCTTGAACATTTCATGTAGGTTAGTTTTCATTTTCAAGCTCCTTGATAAAAATGAAATACGGCCGAAGCCGCTATTTTATGCTGATCTATAAATTCTAAGTGAAGATTCCCCTAGAGCCCCAACCTTAGCTTGACCTTCCATAGACATAATTACATCTTGGTTTTGGCCAGCAGATGCTGGATCGTCAAAAGAAACCTGGACAGCAGGCATGAAGAAAGAGTACCACCCGTCAGCGTTCTTGATTTGGAAGGCCATAGCAAAAGGCTCTTGTGTTAGCTTCTTGCCGAGGAAGTCCCAGTTCTGATCAGCAAGGTATGAACTAAGCGTTACGCCTACTTGCCCTGTACCGAGAGAAAAGTCATTCGCAGCGGCCTTGCCAATACAGTTTTGAGCTGTAAGATTATTCCCCAGAGTGATTCCAACGCTCTGAATACAAAATGTAACTCCATCAAGTATCCCGACACCCTCGACGCCAACATATGGCATATCAACTGAACCGTTTAGCGACTGAGTTGTCCCGGCAGGATTAACCGTTCTTCCATCAGTGATAAAATCTCCAGATGCATCAACGGGATCATACTCACTTCCAGATAGCGACACAGAGCCAGTTACGATCTCCCCCCATGCAACATTTAAATCAAGGTCTGAAGCAACCATTCCCTTATAGATAATCGCCTTTTGAGTTAAATCTAAGAACCTCTTTTGTACAGACAAAGATTTCTTTGTTATTCCAATCTCTAGGTAGTCTGCTACTTGAAATGTTGTCCCAGATCCAGCCTCGTCGACCAGGCCAGTAGTTGGCCCGACATATGTAATAATTAATGCGGAATCGATTCTTGCCACGGTTACTTCAACATTATTAGCCGCTGCGACGAATCCATCAAGGATGATCGTATCTCCAACTCTCACTTGAGCTGTGAAATCACCAGCTGACCTCGTGATTGTTTTTGCAGTTGCGTCAATTGTTAAATCTTCGGTAATTGGAGCGGAAGCTACCCACTCATTCTGCATTGCAGACTTAAAGAATAGGTCAAGAGCAGTCTCTTTAGCGACCTCAAAGCTTATATCTCCGCCAACTGTAAGTCCAGTTACGATCTGCCCAGAGCTTAGTCTGTCTGTTCTGATCTGCTGCGATTCAGTAGTCTCAGGCGTACCAGAAAGTGCCTCGCTGGTAAATCTCGCGGTTTCAAAATCTCCGGCCACCGGCGTTTCACCGTAAGTGGTCTCCTCAATTACAGTTACTTCTACTAAATTTGATGAACTCATTTAACCCTCCGATTATTACTTCTCGTCACTATGGTAACTTATTGTTGTAGTCCCTGCGGTATATCCGCCAGAGAATTCTAGTGTTCCAGATGCTTCAAAGTTAGGAGGAGTAGTCCCATCGACTATGATCTTGTCGATCCTCTTGCCTTTAAACTTTGAAATTACTGCTTCAATTCTTGGTAACAGCTGTGCCGCTACTCCCTGCTCAACACGGGCCACTACATGAAAGTATATTGCACCTATTTCACGATAGCAAGTACCATTCTCTCCGCCAATAGATACCGGATCGTCACTTGAGCCAACATACTGAATGCCAATCCACGGTTCGGTATCAGATACATTGTTAAACTCGAGGAGATCTTCTAGCTCGCCATATTCTGCGGTCATGTCAATTATTTTTTCAAGCGGAAGCTCATTTCGAATATAAGCATCAATTGTTGCTCTAACGTAAATACTACTCATTGAATAACTCCTTGCTGGGCAACGTCCATAACGATCGTAGGGTAAAGATATGGGCGACCATCCTTCTTGAACGTCGTTCGGTATCCTGGCCTTATTGCATTTGACTGAAGCCCCAGTGCATCTCCCGTCAAAAACGAGAACCGCACGAATGAGGCAACTGATTTAAACTTTGATCTAGCAAATCTTGCAGTCAAAAAATATGCTCCATTTGGCTTTCTAACCTTGAGCGTCTTTTTCTGACTACTCGGACCGAATCTCTTTTTCTTATTTGTGCTGCCTTTGTCTGCTCCTGATGTAATTCTTCTTGTGGAATTAAGCTCAAGCTTTCTGGCATATGGCATCGCATTTACAAATCTTATCTTATCGTTCTGGTTAAATACAGCTGTTTTTAGCCAACTACTTAGCTCATTCTTGCTTCTAGCAACGGTTCTTCCGTTAACAATTACAAGATGGGTGTTGATATAGTTTTTGGTGGTTCCTACTGGAGACAGCGTGAGCAATCGATCATATATTGCAGCTATTGCTTCGGAGAAATCTTGCCTGGCATAGTACTCAATTTTACCCAGGGCCCTAACATCTCTCTCTGACTTATCAAATACATTGTCTACTCTTGTCCTAGGCTTCTTGTCAAAGCCGCCTTTCTGCTCTTCTCGTAGGGCCTCTCTGGCAATCTCGCGAGTTATAAGCTTAGATTCATCTAGCATATCTTTAAGGGTCTTGCTGGCCGTGGCTCTTGTGCTTACTCTTCCCTTATTGTCTAATACTACTAATCCGACTACCACTAGCTTGTCCTCACTCGATACCCTGATATTGCTCCGAGGATAACCATTTCTTTAACAAAAGTTATTGTGTTTGTACCAAGCTTTGGATCCCTAAGGAGGTCTCCTTTTTTTGGAGGATCATAGTCTGACCCTTCGATTGAGGACTGAGTTATAATGAACTCTCTCCCGGTAATTGAAGTGTCTTCAATTGATTGAATATCTCTAGTATAGTTTGAATTTGCAAGTCTGATACTCTTTGCGGGAAATTTATTGTAGCGCTCTATCTCTACGTCTCTAGCCTGAGCATCTACAACGGCATTAAATGCGCCTACAAGATTATTCGACATAACTTCCCTCGATTGACCCGACTACCGCCCTCTCGCTTCTATATGGATCCAGAGTGTTTGCATAATTGCCGATGATCATACCGTACTTTGTAGTTCTATCATTGGCCTGCAAAGTATAGTCAAAGTTTATTGTAAGAGTTCCGGGGATACTTATGCTTTGAACATCGCTTCCAAAATCAAGCCCGATCCCTGATTTCTTCTTATTGTAGTTTTCGGATACCAAACTAAACACAACTTGCTCAATTACTGGAGGCGTATCCGCGTATCCTGCAGTATACACCACGACAACTGATGTTGAATTGTCACTGAACCACATCGACCTTCTGTCATCAATGACTCGCTTGATAATCCCTCTTACCTTCTGTGACCTATATTCGTCTGCATCCAAGATATTGGACGATGGACCCATTGTTACCGATGAGATAACAGTCACTGGG